CTATAAACTTCCTAACTGATCCTTAGAACCTCTCCAAATATTCTCAAGTCCTTTTGCCATATATGCAACTGACCCAAGTGAACTTTGTGAAAGAACTCGACTGCTCAATTGTAAATTTGCAGACATGGTAGTCGCCATAAATTGATTGGAGAAAGCATACCGGTTCCCATTACTTCTGACAATGCCTAATAGTTCAATGTTAAGTATCCTACCCAACGGTCGATTCTGTATAGCTGCAGCTACTGTAGCCGTAATGATTGGGAAATCTATACCACTCCCCAATTTATCTTTATTTGCAAGCACGGCAGAAATATTATTATTTTTTAAAACTGCCGATAATTCATTTCTGCTCATAAAAACACTAAGTTGATCGACATTTTGTAAAGTTTTAGCCCAAGCAGCATTAACCGCATTTGAACCGGCTATATTGTTAAGTGTTGCATTCAATTGCCTGTTAAGAATCAGTGCATCTAAGACGGTATTACTTAAAGCAAAATCCAATCTTGATTCATTACCCATCCAGTAACCATAGACCATAATTGATCCGAGCATTTTTTCTCTAACTTTTTTAATAAGATCCGATTGCTCTTTTGTACTTACTAATAATTTAAGTTGTTTTTCTTCTATTAGTCCATTCAGATTCACAAAGAGAGAATCAATAACTTTATCTTTTTCAGAAAGATTTGTTATAAAACTATCGAATTGAATTAAATTGTTTTGAATATCTACAGACATGCTAAGAGTATCTTTTGTATAGTATTTATATAATAAGTCACGGGTTTGGGTTACTGTGGATAAATTGTTGTTCATAAATAGAGTTAAAAGATTAAGCTGCTTAAGCTGTTCCTGCAATTTGGCATCTTGGATATTCGTAGATTTTAATTCTGACTCCCACTCTTTAAACTCATTTGAAAGACTTGCTAAATAAGTATTGTAATAATCCAATATTCCGATTGTATAATTTAATGCGGCTGTATCTTTCAACAACTCATTTCGAAGGATGATATCTCCTTGTTCAGTTTTACTATTTCTGAATTTCTCAACTTTTCCTATTGTCCCGGCTGTGTCATCTTCTTCTGCCGGTGGATAGAAAAATGAAATTCCTATAATAATGACAACAACTAAAGCTGCGATGATAACTAAATGATTCTTTTTCATTTTAAACCCCATATATGAATGATTAATAAATATTATCGAAGGTTTCTCATATAAAGCTTAATGATGTTTTTTAAAATATGAGAATGAAATTGCTGGTTGAAGCAAGAAATGTTTAATTGAAATGAAGTCACAATATTTACAGACATAATAAATCCCCATAACTACTTTACTAAAATATGCTAAATATTTTCCTATAACAAAACAATAATTTTTATTAATGTATCTACTTATTTCAATAAATACAATTTTGTTGATGTTGAATTTAATATTTTATCTCCGAAAATTGCAGCGAAGGATTAGACTTAAAACAATATGAAATGAGATGTGTGATTAACAGAAATCGATTTGAGAGAAAAAAATAATTACAACTTGCGCTCACCACTTAATAGACCCTCAATTTTATAATCATATAAAATCACCATCAGGTTTACTCCAAAAATGTAACAGAGAATGTGCGAGAGCAATTAAGTTGAGAAAGGGTAAAAATAGTACCAATATTTGAATATGAAGGAACGAGTAAAAACAATAAAAGTGCGAAAACAATTCGTTCTCGCACTTTTATCGAGCCAACTATCGGAGTCGAACCGACGACCTACTCATTACGAAATGAATCCAAATTCTTTATTTTTAGCTCATTTTGAAATTTTCTGACAGCATTTTTGACAGCAGCCATTATCTTAAAAGCCACTTCAAACTGTCAATTTCTACAGCACTAAGAGTGACATTTCCGAGCTTATTTACTTGGATCGGTTGAATCGGAATTTCCGTTTCCGTCCGGTAAAGTTCACCGATTTCATTATAAAATTTAGGGAGATTCTTTTCCGCAACCTTCAAATTACCATCAGCATCTTTTTTCTTATCAGCATACTTTGCGACCAGCTTCAGTCTCGTTTCCTCAATCAACTGCAACTCGTTATTAATCACCGGAACCAACTTACTCAACTGATAACTTAATCCCACCGGGAGAGGCTTGTTCAACAAAGTAGATAAAGCTCCCTCACTATTTTTAATTTCTCCGAGTGTTACTTTCATAAATTTTCCCTTATACTTTTTGAAATGAAATTACAATTCCACCAACGACAACCATCTCGTAATAACCGTCCAAGCATTCAAAATAAAAAGTGTCCGATACCCCTGTATTTCCACCAACAGAAAAAGCAAGTCCGCTTGCTAACGCTAACCCACTTGAACCAAGCCTCGCATGAAGATTAGATCCGCTATCAACCGAAAACAAAATATCTCTTGAATTTCGGATACAAAAATCATCTTGAATAGAACCGTTTATTATTCCGTGATTGCTCCAACTATTCCCAACTACTCCTTTCAAAGCTCCGCTTCTCTGGAATCCAACATAGGTATTATTGTTTGCAGTTGTTGAGTTAAGAATGTGCAGCAAATTAGTTCCGGTTTGCGTAATATTCCCTGATACAGATATAGTTCCGATATTACTCAAATTTCTCGATGAGTCTAATATCTGAGTACCATTAATCGACAGTGTTGTAAAATTCGGAGTCGAAGATACCGAAACAGTTACATCTCCCGTTCCGGTATCAACTCCTGTTGATGAAATTGAAATATTTGTTCCGGCAATTAACCTTCTTATTAATGCTTCACCGGATTGAGTGATATTTACATCACTCCGCCAAACATTTCCGTCCTTAATTTGCCTGCTTCTTATTTCGGTTGGTGGCATAAAATTAATTGTAATAAGTTGCTGAAATTAAATCACCGGTAACCGGAGCAGTTGAAAATGTTACTGTTGAACCTGTAATAGTATAATCATTACCAGCCCCTGGATTTTGTAAAAGACCATTTAAGAATATCATCTCTTTACCTGACATTGGGGTTCCTGATAAATAAAATACCGTATTGCTTCCATTTATTGTACCAGTAAGTTCCTCTCTTACATAAAAAGTACCTTTTGATATTTTAGCATTGATCTGTGTTTGGATTGCTGAAGTAACCCCGGCTAAATAACCGAACACCGCATTGCTCACTGTACCTGAACCAATTTTTGCAGCATCAATTCCACTCGGCAAATCTCCGGCAGCTATTGAAGCTCCTGAAGTTACCCTTCCATAAGTATCGACTGTAACTTTTGTATATGTCCCTGCCGATACTCCACTTGCGAGTAAATCAATTGTCGGATTCCCAGATACTCCATCACCATTAGTAACCCCGACTCTTCCCGAAGTTCCGGCTATACTTCTTGCAGCTACTGTATTTACAGCGGTTCTTGCTATTAATCCATTTGTTGCAAGCGCAGCTAAAGCGGTCAACTGTGCATGAAGATCTTGCTTATTACTAAACTGTGTCTGAATTGCACTCGTAACACCATCCAAATATTGGAACTCCGTATTACTGACTGTTCCATTTGCAATCTTCGCCGCGTCTATACTACTCGGTAAATCTGATGCAGTTATTGAAGTTCCGGAGATTACTCTTCCATAAGCATCAGTTGTAACCTTTGTGTATGTTCCGGCTGTTCCAGCAGTTGCCAAGTCGATATTATCCGCATTAACCACAATCCTTGCAGATGAAGCTGTTACAACATTGATCTGATTGCCGGTTTTTGTTAAACCAGCTCCTGCATCAATTTGACCTGCACCACTAAACTGCGAAAAGTTTAATGCATGTGTTCCAACAGTAGATGCAGCCAAACTCGAAGTACAAACAAATCCCATATTCGCATTTGCTGTACCTTCCTCAATAAATGTAAAAATACCTGCAGCATTCATTCCGGCTGATAAATCAGCAGCTCTCGTCCAAGCTCCCGATGCAACAGCATAAATACCATTCTGAATTGGATCTGCCTGATTCTTAACCAACACCCTCTGTCCGGCAGCTAACGAAATTCCATCAATCGTTTGAGTACCGCTTAATGTAATTGCCCCGGTCGTTGCAGCTCTACAACTCTGCTTTATATCCAAGCCTTGAACTGCATTATCCACATAGTTTTTAGTTGCAGCATCTTGACCGCTCACCGGATCGGCTAATCCTGTTATTCTCTTACTGTTAAAATCAACATGATCATCAACCCTTAACTGCCTTGGTGCACTTATTTTTGTTCCCGGCATTTCATACCTCTCTAATTTTTAATTACATAATCCATTAATAAAATTTCATCTTCATTCATCGGTTCAACTAATACGACTGAATGATTCCCTTCCAATTCTTGATAATCTTCCGAGAGCTTCTGTCTTATACCGTTCCGGTACAGCCTAGTACTTCCCCCTACAAACTCATATGCAGTTCCGACAATAGTTCCACCTTCAGTAAACGATTCAATCTTTAATTCTTCCCCTACAACCATATTACCGATAACTCCACCCGATGGCGGTAACTCCACCGGTTCACTTACATCATAATCCTCAAATATGAAACCGATCGGCACTGCTTCTATTTCAGTAACTCCTTCTCTAATTTTCTTGATAACACTTAACGGACGGTAATAAGTCCCTTCAACTTTTATGTCATTGAATATCTCAACTCCGTATCCCTTAATTACAATTTTATCTTTCTTCGCAGACTCGATATTCAGAAAATAGTTCGCTAAATAATTTGATTGAAAAACTTTCAGTAATTGAAAATCCACTCCCATCCCCGCGTATGTAATCGGTTCTCTGTTATCAAGTATTTGAGGACCAAGAAAGACATACCATTCATGCTCGGCACTAAGTGTAACTCCATCACTCTCAATTGAAGTTACAACCCCGGTCGATTGAGGATAATGATTCCGGTATTGAAGCGTGATAAATTTTAATTCATTTCTTGAATAGAGTTGTTCATAACTTACTAATCGATCCGTAACATCAATTACATCTTCAGCCCGTCCGATGAATGGTTTAAATATTGCCCGGTCACTGCTTAACATTCCTGTAATTGCTCCAAAACTTGCTGCAATCAACTTCAATACATCTCCATACGTTTGAGATCTTTCGTTTGTTAATGCCGGTTTACTTCCAAACACATCATTAAACTTGAACTGAAAAGCATTTCCGAATACATAAAAATCCCAATGATTGGTGGTCTCCACATAAACCGATGGATTCACGATTTTATAAATCCATTCAATCATTAATCCAATTGAATAAACTCCCCCTACATTCGGTATCCCTATAAACTTATCATTCAACTCACCATTGATATAAAGAGGTGTATCATTCAACTTTCCGGTATTGGGGAAAAACTGAATCGAGATCTCCTTACTCTTTTTATCATAATGAAGAGATTCCAAATCAAGATACCCCTCAAAAATCACTTCCCCGGAATTATCAAACGGTTTGAATTTCAAATAACATCTATCATTCTCATAATCGGCAGCTTTAGAATTGAATAATATTCTTTTCAAATTCTCATGTTTATCAAATACTTTTATCTCAAGTTGACCAAGTGCAAACAAAAATTCCCTGTCATCAAAATCATAGACAATCTCATCACAATTCATTAATTGAATTTCTAAAAAATCAGAAAGCGTATTAAATGGAGAATGCAGTTCCTCATCAAAAACTATTTCCCCGGTACTCGATTGCTTTGCAGTTGAAACGTATAATACCAATTCAACACTCCCACCAACAGCCTTGCGTATAGGAAAGTCTATTGTGAATGTATGAGACAGTAAATCGTTATCGGAGATTCTTGGCATTACCTTCTCTTCTTTACATTATGTTCCGTCTGTTTAATCACACTCCTCAAATCCATACCGCGAGCTTTTAATTCAACCGGCTCCATCTGAACATAAACAACCTGCGGTCTCGTACTCATCATATTATCCAAATACGATAACGGGAAAACCCCCTCCGGTTCACCCCCTTCACCTACAACAGCTAAAGTCGGTCTCGTTACAACAGCTCCATTTGCAGCGAAAATTCCTTTTAAGAAACTACCAATTCCCGGGAGTGCCAAATCAACGAGACTGTTAACTGCTTTGAAAATCAAACTCTGTGCAGTTGCTCTTATTAAAGTTTCGATAAACTGTTCAAGAACAGAATTTGCATTCCTAAATATTTTAATTGATTCAGCCCCTGCAGATGCAAGCCCTTGAGTTGCCGAATCAAATCCCGATTTGAAAGCATCCGTAACATCAACTAACTTTAAAAGTCCAAATGTCGAACCGCTGATAAAATTATTCATTGCAATTGTCGCATTTGTACCGATTGTCTCTGCTATCTCTGCAAATCTTTTATCTGTTTCAGAAATAAATAACTCATACTCCTTTTTGTCCTCTTTAACACCGGCCATCGGTTTCTCAAAACTTTTTTTAGCTTCTTCCCTATTTTTATTTACTGATGTCCAAAATTTCTTTTCTTCCTCAATTTTAGTCCTGTTCCATTTTAGAGTGACTTCCAGCTCATCACGTTGATATTGCTCCTCAAGTAACAACAATACTTTCTTATTCCCATTTGCCGCTTTAACATCTGCATCATACTTTAACTTCAACTGAAGTTGTTCTTTCTTTTCCCCGGTCTCCCGTTTAAGCAATAATTCTTCATACAGTTTCTCCTCACTCTTAATCTTATCCGAGTGATGGTAGATGTCAATCCGTTTTTTCTCTTCAAGCGTAATCTTATATGCCTCTAAAGCAATCTTATACTTTTTAATTTCTTCTTCTAATCCCGGACGATCTGCAGTCCCCTTCAGTGCTCTACTGATCTTTAATTTTGCAGCATCTTTACTACTTAAATTCTTCTTTTCATCGGCGGTTATTAAGGTTGGTTTCTTTGCATCTTCAAGTTCTTTTATCTTCTTAGTATAATGTTCAATCCCTTTGCTTAACTCGGCTATCGATTTTGTTTCAGCATCAATTTTGACTGCTTTCTCAAATGTGCTTCCTTCCCTGGCTGCCTCAGCATCATTCCATTTATTGTAGGACTCCATCAACTCATTTAGACCATAACCAAGTGCCACTACTAAAGCGAGTAGACCCGTCTTAATCATGGTAGATTTAACAACTCCCATACTACTTGCAAAAGCAAGCATGGAGCTTGTTGCCGGGAGTATTCCTGTTAATCGTAAAGTAATAAAAGCTGTTGTTAAAGCTCCTGCTCCACCTACTGCACCCATTATCTCCGGGTTCATAGTGTTCAAATTACTTATCAATTCCCCAACGGTTTTTACAAGTGGCTGCATCGATTGAGCAATTAGTTGTCCGGTATTCTCTTTCACATCATCAACAGCATTATTAAACTTCTGCATTGCTCCGTATGCAGTTTCCCCCATTGCAACTGCTTGTCCACCGATCCTCTCATTGAGATGTGCAATTATTGCAGAAGCATTCCCGGACTTTATTATACTTTTATCAAGCCCCTTGATATACCTCTTAATCATTGTTGCATCACCATTGAACAAATCTGCCATCACTTTTGCAGAGGCACTTAAATCTGTCCCCATTACAGTAGCCAAGTCAGCAGATAGCATTGTAGCACGTTTGGTCATATCAACCGATAATCCCATTGCCTGCAATTGTCCCATCACAGCTATTGTCAATTCATCTCCAAAAACCGTAGTTTTCTGAAGCTGTGTCGCATAATCAGTTAATGTCTTTACATTTTTTTCGCTGAAGTTTCCGTTTGCTTTCAAGGCTTGATTTAATTTACTTAAAGCAGTTTCCTGAGCATAGTAACTTTGAAGCTGACTATTAAATATTCCTGTAAATACAGATAATATCTCCCTTGCCCCACCTATTATTTCCCGGGCATTATTAAACCCTTGAGAGATGGCTGTGGTAAAACCACTAACCTCTTTCTCTCCATACTTGAAAGAATTATACAATTGTTTTACATTTGCATCAGTAAGTTGAAGCGAAGCAACCGCTTCCTTCCCGTCAATTGTAATTTTTAACTTAATCTCATTCATAATTCTATATGTGGATAACTATATTTGATTTTATTTATTCGACAATCATTTGGACTGCAATTATACTTGGTGTACTATTTTCATCACGTTATTTATTTGAGGTGATCCGAAAAAGGTTTAAAAAGAACTATTAGCGTTCCAAACTCCTCAGATAAGCCACCATATCAATTTTCTCATTTAGTTTTTTCAATTGCTTCATGTAATAAGTCTCTATCAATTTCCGGTTACTTACTTCCTTAAGTGCTTCGATCTTAGTTAAATCCCAATCGGTGAGCTCAAGAAGCATATTGAAATCAGTATCATATCTAATTTGTGGTGGATAATAATCGACTTTGTATTTTCTTAATAATTCATATTCAGAATCTACTTCATCCGATTTTTTACTGAGTTCATAAAAGATTTTTTGAACTCTGATTGTCTCTCGATTCTGCTCAGCAAAAAATCCCGCAGTACCTCAAGCTGCACACTCTCCTTAATATTCCCGAAATCCTTAACTTCTTTCCCTTTTACAACCGGCTCAAGAACAATCTTAAAAAACTCAAGATCATTTACCTCAGCACTTTTTCCGTCAAACTGCATTATTTCGTTTACTCTTGTAGTTTCATTATAAGTGAGGTCTTTCAACCTCACTTCAACGCCATCAATACTAAAAGTTTTCAGTTTCTGTTTCATCATTTATCCTTACTAAACATTGTACATCAAAAACAACCTGTCACCAAGCGCAAGCGCAGTCGTACTCAAATAATGAACCTTGTAAACTCCATTCTCAAACTCCAAATCATAATCATCGGCTATAACAGTTTCATAAGTAGATCCCCCTGCTGAGAGCTTCTTCAGTATCAAATCCTTTGCAACCTCACTCAACGGATCATGATAATTATCAACAACCGTCAATTTCAATTCAGTTATTTCACTCGAAGCAGTTGGACTCCCCGGAGTAACAAACTCAATCAATGGATCATTAACCGCCAAAGTATATGTATAACCAAACTCCGGATCAGATACCCCCGGTATATTCTCCTTCGGTGGTGTTCCTGTCGTTGCTCCTTGAGCCCATTCCTCCGGCAGACTTCCCCACGGATTCCCGTCAATTGCATCACGTAACTTCTCAATAAATTTCTGTCCGGTAATTTTGATAATACTCTTATCCCCCGGAGTTGCATCAACCTCAATATTAACACGAACATTTTTTATGTAAGTTTTAATCGGAGATAGATTAATGGTAGTAGCGCGGTTAACTAACTTTTCAAACTCAAGAGCCGAATAATACTGTAGGGAAGTAATTTCAAAACTGAAATCATATCCCGTCTGATGCAGAGTCCCATCGAGCAACTCAATTGTTTTCGGCTTTGCCATTAACTTAACAGATGCCTTTTCGATATACCCGGCACCCAGCCAAACCCCCGAAAGAGATACATCCGGGTTTTCATTATACAAAAACTCTACATTCTCAATCACCCTGCTCAAAACAAGACTTTTGTTTTTACTGATATTTGGTGTCATTTCATTTATCCCTTATTTGTTTAAATAAATATTTTCAATCTGTAGCTCGACATTTATGTCGAGAATCTCTACTTCAAGTTCATTATTATTCTATCCAGCTTACTGCTCTGATCATCAAGCTGTTTTTCAATCCGGTCAAGTCGTTTCATCTTTTCATTAATTATCTCATTCACTTCCTCCCGGCTCGGTTTAGAAGCAAGATAAATTGAGAAAGTAACCAATGCTGAAACAAGCGGTAATATCACAATCATCGCCAGGAAAAATCTTTTAATAAAATTTGCGTCTAAGCTCGCGTCTGAATTTTTGTTGTCCATATTTGCTTCCGTTGTTATTAATTGACTATGATAATTATTAAAGCTATCACTGCTGAACTGAACCCGGCACCAATCCAAAATTTGTTCCACCACTCAGCTTTGACGGCTTCGATAATTTTCAAGTAGTTCTTTTCCTTTTCAATCCACAATTCATTTTGTTTATTACAATCACTTACAATGTTTTGATAATGCTTCAACTCTTGAATCGTCAATGAATCTCTTTCCCGTCTATACTCGACTTCAATCAGCAGCTTGCTGATAAGTTTAAGCTCATAAATATTTAAATACTCATTCGAATTTTGCTGTGCTGAGACGGTCGAGCTGGTCCCTAATACGAGTGAGAATAATAGAATCGATAATAATTGTGTCAATTTCATTTGATTTTTCATAATAATATTTTTGGATTATAGTTTTTTGTTCGTCAATTCCTTTTATCATTTCTAATTTCAAAACAATTACAGACTGCACACTATCGAGCTCGTTAGCTAAGGTTTCAAGTCTCTCGTTCACTTCATCTAAATCAATTGTTTTAGGTTTATTACAAACGATATTCGTAACCACAAATAAAAGCATACTGAAAACTGCAACTGTATAAATCCATTTTAGGTAGTTCATAACGAAACCTTTTTTATTTGCTCAAGTCCCATCGGTTCGACAGATAGCTGGTAGTTAGAATTCGCTTCATATTTCATGATTGCAGCTCTCAACCTAATATGATAACCATGTTTTTTGTAGCCTTTACCGTTGTAAAGCTCTGAAGCCAGGTCAATATTATTTTTCTTCAGTGCATCAGCGACTCCGCTATTTTTAAGAAAATTACAGAATCCTTTTAATTGCTCCTTCGCTCCTTTGCTGTATGCCTGGACCATATCGAAAACGTCCTTGAAGCCGCAAGCATTAGCATTAAACCCCATGGTTTGGAACATCCCCCAACTGCAGCTTTCGTTTGCTGCCGTTGCGTCTAACTGTGCAGCATACTCTCGTTTTCTGTGTTGTATGCTCTCAAGTCCATATTTGCATTTTTTAGAGTCCCAATCCCCGGCAAGTGAAATAGGGTAAACCTCTCCGTCTATTATGACCGTTGCACCATTAAATCTGTGTTGTGTCCTTCTTCCGAATACATACGGCTCGAAAAGAATTTTTACCTTACCACTTTTTAAGAATCCTGATCCCTTGCTCTCAATATCAGTAAAACCTTTTACCTGTGATACTCGAATACCGATCAATAAAGCGGCTTCGTTAAAATCATCTTCAGTTAGTTTCATTATTCTCTTTCCATTTTTGACCGACTTTCAAACCCAACACCGCTACAACTACACCGGCAATAACTCCGAGATAAGCAATTATCAAACCCTCATAAGCAATAACTACAAACACAAAACCGAAACTGATAATGAGAACAAACCAAAACAAAGCCCATCCGTTAAATACACGTATCGAAGAAGGCTGTCCGTTCTTTTCACTTAATGCTTTTTTAATAAACTCATTCCAATTCATAATCATACTCCGGTTCATCTTTCAACCAATTCTCTTGAACAAATTCAACTGTAAATGATACTTCCCCCTCAGCAATTCTTTCTGGTGTTGTTTCGATTGCATTTATGCCAAATGTTTTCATTTTGAATTTCATCATCCCGAATTTTTCTCTGAAATTATTTATGTTCGATCCTATACATTTTCGCACATCCTTATTCAGATTTGTTATTGCTAGCCAAAGTTCATCTACATTCATAACCCCGGTCTCAACTATTATTTCCATTGCCGGATTTTCGGCATTCGCCATTTCATCCGTTTCCGTTGCAAGCATATCCTTCACGTTTAGTGCATAGTACGCACTCTCTTGTTCCGGAATTTTCTCATCATTGTGATGAAGCACTTCCCCAACTTCACTTAAATATCCATTCTCTATTGTGATGGTTTTAAGCTTCTCAATTATTTCAATTACTATTGCTTGCTCTGTTGTAAGTTTCATTTCTTTAACGTGATAATTAAAAATCCTGTACCGTCCGGCTGCTTCTCCGACACCTTGTAATTTGTGGTTCTAATGATAACCGGATTGTTTCTTGTTAAATGCTTTGCTTCATTTTCTTTAACTAATATCATTGGAGCAGATGATTCAAATTCGAAGTTATTCAATATCTGAGCTTGATACTCATTATCAAATATGCAGTCAATCTCTACTGTCTCTTCCGGATCTGTTGAACTCGGAATTGTTACTAATTCCTTCATCCCTATACCGTACGGTATATTTCTAAATGTAATTTCTGCTAAGTCCACATCTGCTCCATTATTTAACATTGTCATGCTGTTCGCCGCGGCGAATCGTTTCAGCATCTCAAACTAAAATCGGTCTCATTCTCGTTTATACGCATAAACAGCAAAAGTAATATTCGTCTCCACGTTTCCGGTTTCTCCTGTTATCTTCCACTTATAACGTGCATATCTCTTTCCGTTAAGATTTATTGCAGTCGGATAAATTGAACTCAGCGAGCTGTCCTTAAATAGCGCAGTGTCAACTACTACAAACTTAGTTGCATCATTAAAATTTGAACCGAGCAAATAAACCGAAACTTTCTGAGTCGAAGCAGTACCGCCACTTAAGAATGCTTGAAACGATAACGGATAATCGTAAAACGAAAAACCGTCAAATTCTGCAAGACTGAATTCTTTAGTTGTAACTGTATCCGATGTATCAACTACCCCGGCATAACTATATACAACTCCATTCCCAAATGACTTTAATTCACCATCTGTTGTAAGTTGAGCATTTACTGATACTGTTATCATCAACAGCAGCATAAATATTGAGAGATTAAGCTTTCTCATTTCCCCCTCCTTTCTGAGGAGTCTCTTTTGCTAATTCACATGCAATAAGGTATCTGGCATCATCTGCCGGTACATCATTAATTACATCTTTTGGCTTTCGTTCTTTTCCGCCATACATGCATGGTTGAGTGATTGTTATACTGAATGTTTTTTTCTTCTGTGCCATAGTTTTTAACTTTCAATTATTTTTTGAATTATGATAAATTTGTTACTTTAACTGTTGCATGAGGTCTTCGGTTAATCATATCATGACTCCAGAACGGAATCACTTTTACTGATCCATCATCATTCCATCGGTTAATCTGAATATCGAGCACTCCCCATGTACCAACTATTATGTCAGTAGCTTCAACTAATACCAAAGAGCCTTCCGGGAGTTGTTTTGAAGCAAATCCGATTCGGTCAAGCATTCTCTCTTTTTCCCATAACTTATCGGTCTGCCCTGCTTCAATTTTTCTTTTGCGGAGTATTGCTTTTCCTAATGGAGTTGTTAACCATTTAGCGGCGTCCATATCAATGTTTGCATTCTCAAGTTTTGCTTCCATATCAACTGCAGTATCAAAACCGAAGTTTGCACCGTCATGTGTTTGAACACCGTCAATATTCAGCAATCCGAGAATTTCTTCACCACCAAGCCCCTGGATGTAAGATAGATCTGCTCTCAACTTTATAGCATTAACTACATCTTCCAATACAAGCCCTTCCATCTCCGGAGTAGTCTGCAGTGAAGTCTGTCTCGAATAAATCACTTTTGCCGAAACTGTTTTTGGTGACATCCTTTGCAATCCAAAGTTGATATCAGATTCAGTTGCAACATCCCCTTCACCGATATAATAACCGGAAGAGCTTGAAGTTTTTCTTGGGAAATCGAGATCTCCTATCAGTCCGTTAATCATTTTAACATTCAGAGCCTTGCCGAATATCATCTTGTTATAAAGCAGATCAAGAAAGTTTGTAGCTCTCAATTCAACACCAACAAGTTTATCTGCAGTACCGGTCCCGATTGTGATTTCTCTCTTCAGATGACCGTATTCGATGTATGCCCCTCTCGGTTCTACACCAAGACGTTTTGCAATCTCTCTACTTACAGCAATTTCGTGTGCAGCTATTTCCGGATTTTTTTCTGCTTTTGCACGGACAAGATTCCAGATCGAATATCTTTTCTTATCCTTACCGTCTAAGTCCAAATCCGATGGCGGTTTCTGAAATTCTTCACCTGCTGAAAGTCTTGTTACTACTTCAGCGTTAAATCTTTCTTGACTCCATCCTTCATCAATTGCAGTATCACGGAGTTTATCTACTCCGTTGATTCTTCCAACAAACCTTTGAGAAGTTTCACGTATTTCTTTTGAACGTCTTCTCTCGGCTTCAATCCTTTGTTCCGGTGTTAATTCATTTTCCATTTCCCTATTCTCCTTTGATTTTATTGAAATATTATTTTCGAGTTGTGAAATTCTTTCTTCAGCAGCATTCAGTTTGCTTATCAGTTCATCCTTTGGCTCTACTTCAGCAACTTTATTTCTGTGAGTTGAAAATTCATCAGCTCCCCAAACTACAGATGAGCCTTCAAGCAGCGACCACTTTGAACGTATAACCAAATCCAATTTGTCCGGGTATTCATTTTTGAATTCTCTCCCTTTTACGGTTACTGATTCCCCCGGTTTTACTCTGTGAGTAAATTCTTTAAATGTATCATAACCGGCACTCACATTTGTTAAGTGTCTCTCCTCAATCTTCTTTGCAAGTTTTTCTTCAGTTGATGAAATGAAAGTTCTTCCTGCAACTTTTCCGCTCTCAGCATTCAACTCTCTAATCGAACCCTTTACTGAGTCGCTTCCATCCCAAGTCCTGTGAGAATCAAGAAACGGTATTTGTCTACTCTCCGGAATAATTACAGATTCATTATCAATAATCAGTATCTCTCTCATTATCCTTAAGTTATGCCAATCGGTTTTTTCCCAGTCAATCACTATTGCCGGATTCTCCGTTGCAATTACTGTTTCAATGCTTCGTTCCTCGGAGTTGTATGAAGCATTCAATAAAGTCGCTTCTCTGAATGTTATTCCACGACTCTTAAGCAGTTCAAAATCTTTTCTTAACATATTGCTCCCTAATGATTTCCGTTATTTCGTTTACCTTCGATTATCTCATTAATCGATTCTATCAAATCATACTCATCCAAAAGAGGAAGTCGTTTTTTCCGTTCCTCACCACCATCTTTATAATTTTCGGCACTCAGAATATCTTCAGCGGTTAACCCTCTTCTTTCGAGTTCCTCTTTTTCATATTCAAGTTGATCCAAATGTTCCGTTAAATCTTTTCCTTTTCGTGATAGCACTTCTTCAAGTGTATCTATCTTGGCTTGTATTCCTAATATCTCCGCTTTCTTATCCTTCAGCGGATCTACCCAATCCGGAACAAATCCGAAAAACATCGGTTGGTTAAATTTGTTGAACTTTGGCATTGGTAAACTGAAGTAACCATTAAGTATTGAAGACTCAAGCCAATCTGTATGGATTGGTTCAAGTAAATCTTCCCTAATATCTGATTGTACTTTTCGATAACCGGTACGTGCATCAAGTAAACCGTGTCTGCTCGATGTATAATTAACCCCGGATAAATTTGAGGAGATGGTTGGATAATCAATATCAAGACCCGATGAAATTCCGTAAAGCATATTTTCTGTAAATGCTTTATGTTCCCCTTGCGGATATGCCGGATCATAATCTACGTGCTTATAACCTTGCGGTACTATGTAAGTCTCCCCCGGAGCAATATTCTGAACAATTACTTCTTCGCCGTCTTCATATTCTAACTTTCCACCGGATATATCAACTTCCGTAATTTCACTTTCATCTCCACCGGCTACAGGTTCAAGCATATTTGTACGCATTGCCGCAGCTCTGGCATTATCAAGAGCCGCATCTTCATATCCCTTTAGAGAATGAATTCGGTTTGCAACAGAAGCAAATGTCGGAAAACCTCTCCTCTGGTTTGTAAACTCTTTTCGGTAAAAATGATATATTCTAAACGCCGGTATACGGATATATTCTTTAACATTCAGTAATGCATTTGCGTCTTGATCGAGAGTAATTTTTCTGAAGTAATAAGCTTCAGCTTTTCCTAAAGGATTGTATTCGATTCCCATCACAATCAAATTTCCGTTGGGAAGTTTTTTATTCAGATTGTGGTCACAATAGTGAGCTTCAATTGCTTGTAGAGTAAAGCCGAACGGATTGATTTTATTATCTACATAAATTTTATTTATGAAAATTTCTCCATCGGTCTCGCGGGTTTTTAATAGAGTTCCAAGAAACTGTCTTAACGATTGGTCTTCGTTAACAGTACAATATTTTCTTTTTGACCAATCCCAAAACCCATCTTGAATTACACCGTTTGCAACCGTATCAAACTGCTTAATCCATTTCTGCTTATCGTTTTTAACAAGATTGTAAGATTTATTTCTGTGAGTGAATCCTTCCGGACCAATTACATATTTTTCAATCGTTCTTAAATACTTTACACAGTAGGGATCGTTTTCGGCAAGGAATCTTGAACGTGCTCTCATCACATCAATTGATTGTTTAATATCTGCGTTGATGGAAGTTGATGAACCCGTAAAACTTTTGTTTAACCTGGTAACTTGACCGGATTGAAACCCACGTTTTTTAGGTTCTCTCTTTTCAGATATGGTTTGTTCCCACTCCGGAAAATTTCGTTTGAATATGTTTTCAAAAAATCCCATTACATACTCACAACAATTCTTTTCTGAGCACGCTTTGTTCCGGCTTTAGATTCAGCAATACGGATTTCCTTAAGCAGTTTTGAGCGGTCTAAATACTTAAAAGTTCTGCCGTTAACACTAATCTCAGTTACCTCATAAGAAGATAACCTCTTATAGGCATCCTTAAGATTAGTAGCTACATCAATCCAGTATTGTATGTCGGTATTTTCGGGCATTGCTGATTCCATTTTTTGTTATCAGCAACATGACTATAGGAAGTGAAAAATAAAACGAGGAAAAACGAGGAATTTCCTCGTTGACTTTAAATTAATTTTTTTGTATGAAATTATTTGTATTGCGGGGGGAATAATTGATTTGTATAAAAACCAACTATTGCTAATTCTATTACTTGAGGATTAATAACTCTATATTTCAAGTGATAATGTAAATGATGATAAAACTTTCGAACATTTTCTGTATGAGTTGATGGAACACTGCTTGACTCAACAAATAGCACAGCCATTATAATTAGAACTGTAAGTCCTTCATTAATCGATGTTAATCTATCTTTCCCTATCAACTCTTCCTGAGTAAAATCTTTTACCAACTGAATTGGTTTCCTTCGAGTTAACCAATAACCAAGATATGCAGCTCGTTTAATCGGATGAATTTCTTTAATATTATGGAAAGGTTTTAATCTTTTTATGTCGGCAAAGTAATCTATGATTACTTCTTTAATGTATGTTTCGGAGATTTTAAAATTAGAGGCATCAACCTGATAATTCAACTCAATAAATTTTATGTAGTAATTTGCTCTATCAACTAAGAAAATAAACATCTCTTCGAGTTGTTCTTTCCCAAACTCACTAAGTAAATCCTGATATGCTAAATCACGTTTCTCAGCATCTGGATGGATTACAGCATCACTCACTACTGTTTGTCTTTACTTTCAAAATTAGGCGTAGCTATCAATAAATCCTTGTTTGCTTCAAGAAAGGATTCAAAGCTCTTTGCAGATACCTCTGCATTAAACTCCTCACCGGTATTCGGTAAATATGCTTTATGGAATTGTCCGCTCTCTAATTCTTCAATGAATTTCTTTGCAGACTCCTTGATTTCTGGTGAAACAGAATCAATCCATTTTGCCATGTTATAACCCTTTTTATTTAAAATAACTAACGCCAACTATGTTGGCTGAACTTTTTTAATTGAATTTACAAAAATATATCATTTCACACTCCAATGTCAAGAAAATTCGTACTTCCACTATTGCCCATCTATTTTACCATGTAACTAATCACGGAACTACAAAGCCAACAATTGCCCAAAAGCCAAATGCGAAAACGCTTTCGGCTTGAGGCACGGGTTATACGTTAATTGCATTATTTTATTAAAATTAATTTCTTTGTATCTGTATAGTTTCCAGCTTGGATTTTATAAAAATACACACCACTTGAAAGATTACTTCCATCAAATCCAACTTCGTAATTGCCGATCTCTTTTTCTTCATTAATCAGGGTAGAAATCTCTTCCCCTTGAAAATTATAAATCTTCAAGGTTATAAAACTTCGCCAAGGAATTGAAAAATTTATTTTTGTCGCGGGGTTAAATGGATTTGGAAAATTTTGAGATAAAGAATAGCTGAGCGGATTATTAAATAAGTCAGACACTCCAACTGCCGGATTTTCCACATTAAAGGTAATAGTATAGTCAGGGGTTTCTGTCCCATTTGTGGCAACGGTATATCTATCTCCGGCTCCGGTCATTTGGTTACCATTAAGTGTACAGTTTATATAATATTTTTTTGCCCCATCTCTTTTTTGTCCAGAATAATTTGAACCATTTGGGAAAGATCCATCTGTATAAACAAAATAATCAGTTGATCCGAATGGATAATTTGGAACGTTTGCTTTTAATGTCATCCGAATTGATTGATCTGAATTTCTGTTCACATATAATGTTGCATTTCTATTAGTGTTGTTGCTACCATTTGAATAAAAATATACATCGGCAGTGCCCGTATAAGTACCCACCCAAGTTTGTGAAAATAAAATCGATGAAAAAAATGTAATAAATAAAAATAGAATTTTCATAAGTCAGCTCCTTTAAATAAATTGTGATTAACGTATAACTATTACTTATACTGCACTAAATTATTACTTTAGGAATGATATCCGACGTGCAGTTGCGGGATATCATTCCAATTGTTTTATTATTCGCTCAAATTCACAATATTTAAAAATAGGGTCTGCTTGATATCATTCCATCCCCTTTTCAGTCTAAAACACTCCTCACCCCACCAATTCCAAGTCTTTTGAAACAGTAACTGTAATAAAGAAATATCATTGTGATCATTAGATGTAACATTTATTCTGTATGCTTCTGAGGAAATCCTATTGCACGCAATAGAATAAAATTTCGTGTGGAATAAAAAACTGAAGAAGGAACTCAACAAAAACCCCTTCAAAAAAAGCTATAAAAAAATATAATTCTTTGGCTGTTAGTATAAGAAATATTTCTTTAAAGTCAATGTTGGCTGCATCACATCAAGCATTTTTCTCTAAAATCCGTCTCATAACGTCGTGGTTTTTAAGCCAGCACCCAAACAACAATGCCGTTTAACTTATCAACGTCAATAATTATTAAATACCTTTTAAAACAGAACAAACATTAAAAACAACTTTACTTTGTAAGCCAAACTTGAAAAACCAGACCGACCGCATCGAAGAGGCGGTCGGCTTGAAGAACGGGTTAGGCATTTTTTACATATTATCTAAAGTATCCGGCAACTTCTGTTGCTAGCTTTCGAGACAACTTTTCTATTGCATTAGTTACAAGAATATCTTCAGAAGGTGGATGTTCTTCTTCCTTACTACATAAATTTCTGTATTCATAATTCAATGCAGACTCTTGACCTCTGAATCGTCCAAATTTAATTATCGCTTCTTCTGTCCAATCAACAGTACCCGATTTGACTATTGTTCCTTTTGATACATCAATTATTTGGTAAGTACATTTTAATGTAGCACTAGATTTTCTAGTTGTTACTGTTACCGTTGCTGATACATTATAGTTTTGTTTCGTCTTAGAATCATACAATGTTGCGGTTTGCTGGACATCTGTTTTTGTTTCAGGTGGCGTATTTATCGCAATCGTATTTACTTTTCCGAAAACAAAAGAATGAATGCCGAGAACTTTACCAGCGTTTGATGCCGTTTTTTCATCAAGTTGACCAAAGTCACCAAGTTGTTTTTCTGACATCAATTCGTAAAGACGATCGCGTGTAACAAACTCTAAAAATTCCATATTCTTGCTGTCACTCATCGCAGCAGAGATGCTTTGATCACTAAGATTTTCTCCTATTGCACCAAATTGTTCTTTGCCACTTTTATTTTCAAACGGCATTATAGCAACACGTTTAATTGCTGCCGTCCGCATTTTTTCATATCGCTCCGAAGCATCTTTGTAGTTCGGAATATACTCAAGAGCTTTTGTGTATTCTTTGGCTGCCTCTTTTGACCTTGATGAGTTTTCTAAATTTACACCAGCGTTGTAATGTAATTCGGCTGCCTTATTAATTGCATTATCTAATTCTGAAGAAACATCTTTTGTTTCAAATTTAACAACTGCTTTTGTGTCTTCATCTGTTTGCGGTGGAATTGATTGCACAATATCTGAAATTGATTTTAATTGACGATACCAGGCGACAGCATTATCCCAATCGTTCCTTGATTCTGAGGCTTTCGCCTTCTGATGTAAATCATTGTAAATAGTAGGAAGAACATTTGAAAGAAAAACAACGGCATCTTTGTAATTTGGTTTTTCTCTCAAAGTACTTGCAGTCCACTTAACTGCTTCATAATTATTTCCTTGAGCATATTCCTTTTGTGCATACTCCCAACCTTTTGGGGTACAACCCCATAAAAGTATAATGAAAAAAGCACAACAAAAAAGTAAAAAAATGTTTTTCATAAGTTACTCCTAACTTTAATTTGGCAATGTTTGTAATTTAAAGTTAAGACATCGGCACATTGCTCATAAGCCAAATGCCTAACTATTACTTATACTGAACTGAATTATCTATTTAGGAATGATATCCTGCATGCAGTTGCGGGATCTGATTCCTTCCATTTAATAGTACCTGGATATAGTACTTCCATAGTGAGAATATTTTCTCACTATTAATTTCATCAATTTTATATTTCAATATTTTATTTCGAATGTCAAACGAATGGAAAACCGCAACCATTACACAGCAACAAATTGCAGTTTCATTACCCCGATATGTAAATCCGTTTCCGGAGGAAGCACTGAAGAAGTAACCCAAAATAACCCCTTCAAAAAAATAATTATTCCTTGGTTGTTAGTATAACATTTTTTTTCTTAAAGTCAATGTTGGCTGTATCACATCAACCATTTATTTTCAAAACTCCTTCACATAATTTCTCCCCTTCGAAACTATCTTCGGATTACTCTTATTCCCCATCATCACCTTAGTCCGTTTTTTCACCGGTGCTTCAAACTCAATCTCAAATTCATTAAGAAAATGATTAACCAATGCAGACATATCTTTCAACTCCTCCGGAATATTCTCTATCTTTTTTAAATTCTCCAAAGTTTCATCAGATAATACCACTAATTTCATCTCAAAAAATTGAGTTATCAGATTATTCACAAACCTTGTTGGATTCTCTACCTGCAGCAGCCTTTCAGTTAAGTGAGCATCAATATCAATCTTCTTTTTTACAAAATCTCTCACTAATGCTTCCCGGTATTAACTTTTAGAGTATCATTAACTACATAATAAAAACTCACTCCGCTGATGCAAGCCAAGCAAACTTTTTTCATCTCCGGTTTTTTCTCAAGACTAACTACAACCTCAATATTGCAATAAGCAGTTTTACTCTCCTTGCAAAGCTCGCAAATAATCTCTTCATGAATAAGTTCCATCAGAAATCCCTTACATAATTTCGTTTAGTTATTTTTATTTTTCTTTTCCCCGGAGTTGCAGCAGAATTTGTTTTCCCTTCAAGCCTTTCCTCCTCCTCAGCGGCTCTTATTTTTTCAATCTTCTTAATAAAATTTACTGCTACTGCCCCCAGATTTACATTTGCATATTCCAACGCAGCAAGATTATAAACCGTCAAATCAAGAATCTCATTTCGTGATCTGATTTTTACCCATTGCTCCCCTGTCATTACCCCCTTATTATACTTTGGTATTTTCTTCTCAGCGGTTAACTGCTTTGCAAATTCTTCATCCGCCCAATTTGGTATATGGATATAACCGGCTCCAAACGTATCAATTCCCAATCGGGTAAATATTATATTCTTCACAGTAAAAGTTCCAACAGAAAATTGTCTAACTCTCAATTTATTTGATACCGTTCCTCTATTAATCACCGCAGCCCCAGCCTTCCCGCTATCCCCTTGCAAAGCAAATATCCAGCTCTTCCCCTTCTTGTTCATTAATTTGATAAACTTCTGAACATGTGTTGTAGCATAGCCGGTATCAATACCGCAGCTTTGGATTCTTAAATAAACTCCCGAATCATGCAAAAATTTACTATCTAAGTATTGCTCGATTCTGTAATAAATATTATTCTCCTCAGTCGAATAAATCGTCTCCGGATTTCCGTAAAACACCTTATGATCAAGCCACCAGCTCTCCTCATTCTCCCCCCATCCGATTATCCCCATCTCAATACGGTCTTTCTGAACATCCCCCGAAGCAGTTAAAAATACAGCTCCTTCCGGTATCCGTTCAATACTGAAATCCTCTTTCCTTTTAAGAATAACATCATCCGGTATTGATGATTCATTTGATTCATAAGTCTCACCAAGTACCAAATTTACCCACGTCTGAAACTTGAATTGATTCCCCTTTGTCCTGAGGAACTGTTCAACTACATCCCCCCATGTTGACAGCGTACTGTATAACTCCGAGATATGTAGCCCTACATGCTTAATGATCTCCGGACGTTGTGCAACCCATTCCCCCTCTCTTAACATTACATATTTATCACGTTCCGTAAGTTGTTCATTGCAATGTTCACATTCATAAAAAGTATGTTCCGGTCGATAAACACCTTTTGATATTCTCCAACCTTTAATCTGAGCCCATCTTAAAACTTGCATCTTTCCGCATGATGGACAAGGCAGCCACAACTGAGATTGATTACTCTGTGAATACTTATCCGCTATTCTACTGCTTCCGGCTACTGTAGGAGTTGATATATTTACTTGTTTACTTATCTCTCTAAAACCTTGTAAACGTTTGGACACAATCTCAACGGTATCCCCTTCAGCGCCCGCTATTCGGTCAATTCTATCATACTCATCAATAAGTAAATACATGATTGATTGCATTGATAAGTTATTAACCGACTTTGCAGAAATAATGGAAACAAATCCTCCGGGGAAAGTTTTTTCGAGCATTGAATTATTACCGTCACGTTTTGTAGGATCGCTAACTTTCCCTTGCATTCTTGGTGTATCTCGAAGCATAGGTTCAAGTTTTCTTTTCGAAAATCTTTCTGCATTAGTTTCTGTAGGATACAATACAAGCATTGGTCCCGGTGCATTATCAATAGCCCATGCAATGCAGTTAAGAAGCTCTTGAGTAAATCCGGTCTGTCCCGCTTTTATCACTGAAATTTCACGAACTTTCGGATTGGAGAAAGCTTCTCCCAACGCTTTCAAATATTGAAATCCTTCATAACTCCATTTCGGATCACCCAACAAAGCTTTTTTTGAATCTTCCGGGGATAAGTAACGGTAAAGCTCAGCCCATTCCGGAACTGATAACTTAGGACGTGGTTTAATCTCTAATCTTACCTTTTCAAGTATCTCATAGATTGTAGTATCAAGTACCTGTTTTGGAATTGCTGTATTGCTGTATTGAAATTCTGTTAACAATTTTAGACTTTATTCAAATGTTCTTTTAGTGTCCATATACGCATTGAAGCCAGGTGGAGTAAATGATTATATTCCGTACTGGAGAGGGGTCTCGCTCTTCGATTTACTTTACTGCTTTTTATTAATTTAATTCTAAAGTATTTCTTACCATCAGAGTAACTAATTTCAGATGCTAATAATAATCCGGCAAACTCTGGTATTATATCAAGAATATCCTTCACTCTCTTTTCCAAGTTTGGGGATATTAAATAATAAAATTGTTTAATTTTCTCTGTGAAGCATTGTGCAATAAATTTGTTTTTACTTATATCTGCTTTTAAATCTGAAAAGGATATTTTTATTTCAATCTCTTTTACAAATCTTCGATCGTTCACAACTAATAAATCAGCCTCGTAATTTAATCCAAGCCCCCATGATATATTAGGAACGATTAAATTTGTTCTGTAATTGAAATGCCTTGCCGCAATAATTTCTAAATGTCGAGCTGTAATTTTATCATTCATTTCAATTTCTTTCGGTTGCAATGTCATTTTTAATTTTATAAATAATATCATTGAGAATATGAAGCATTTCTTCTTTCGTCTTAGATGCAAATAATTTATTCAGAATAGTCCCCGGTATTGAATCAAGTTTTTTTCCGAACAATACAGTAAGATTCAATGCAAAGTGTTCAACCAATTGTTTCGGAACTAATAACTTTCGTTTCTCCATCAACTCCATCTCCCTTAATGAAGCCTGCATTGATAGTAATCTCGTTTTCTCTTCATTTAATGAAGTCGATCCCTCTTCACTTTTTTTTAGATTATCTTTCAATTGATTTACATACGCCAGAACTGTTGATGAGAGTTGATAAACTCCACGTCCCTCTCTTTTTACCCCTTTCTCGGTAACAATCTGAAGAAGCCACCGTCTTGTAATACCAAGCATATCCGCAATTTCTTCAAGTGTTCTTTTGTCCCGCCAATGATTTTGATAATCTAAATACCAATGAACGGCTTCAACAAGGTTAAACTTATCCTTTTCAAATTTCGGCATCCCCAGTCTAACAAATTTTTTAACCTCTAATTCGGAAATATTAAGGACTACTGCTATCTGTTTTGCAGTTGCGTAATTCTGCTTCTTCCCGGAGTCTGCAACAATCTTTTTTGGCATAGTTTAGTTTTATTTAATTGCAATCGGCAATAACATTAAGCCTTGCATATTCACCATGCAGATCAACTGCTTTATCATTGTAAGCCTTAGCTGCTTCTTTGGGAGTATTATACAAACCGATATAAATTCGTTTGTACTTATTACGGATTTGGGCTTGCCATTTATTAGCATTTTTATTCCAGGTTACTCCCTTAAATCCGCTCGAATTATCTATTCGTATTTTTGAATTTGCTGAATTCTGTTGTACTGTAATCAAACGTAAATTTGATTTCCGATTATCCAGACCATTGCCGTTTATATGATCGATCGGTTTATCTGAATTTAATATCAGTGAATGGAGATAAATATTTTTTTTGTTAACATTTCTTACAGCATATACATTTCTATAATTGATTAATACACTCCAATTAAAACAACTCACCTTTTCTAAATCTTCATCATCAACTATAGCCGTATAAACATTTTGATATTTACTTCCCATTTTGCTTAACTCAATACGTTTCATTTGTCAGCTTCCTATTTTTAATAACACTAATCATTAATTTTTGAAATCAACCATCATAGCTTCAGCAAATTTTGCCTGTTCATCTGAAATAAATACAACCGGTACAAGATTAAATTTTCTTTCTGCCAGCATCTCAAGTCTGCCTATTCCGTTTATTACTGTCAGATCTCTTTTAGCAATCACCGGCATCATTATTTTTTTCTGAGCAAGTGCCCCCGCTAAGTTCTTACTGTATTTATTCCATCTTCCTGCATTCTTCAGAACCATCTCTTTAATCTCAATCATCTCAAGTTTCATACATGGAAACATCTCCATCGACAAATGATTTATCGTATCGATATGTTTTGCAGATTCATTGAGATTTGCTTTCAGTAATTTTTCTGTTACCGATGCCGAAGTATCAGCTCTGCTGAAATCATTTGTCGCCCTGTTAAATAAAATGTTAACCGCTTTTCTTTTATCAATTTCCATTTCTTCCAGATAAACAACCGGTACTTTTTTTAATCCCATCCGGTTTGCAACCAAATGTCTCTGATGTCCTGATAATATTTCACCTTTACTATCCGCATAAATCGGTAATAAGAACCCAAGCTTGCTGAGTGATAGCTCAATCAAATCAAGTCTCTTCGGATCAACTTGTCTTGGATTGTAAGTACTTGGTCTGACTGCATCAATATTTACTAATTCAATCATATCTCCAATCTCCTCTTGATTTCATTTATTACCGATGCCTTATCAAACCCGACAACCGATTTAATATCATCAATGAATTTTATATACTTATCTCTATCAACCATAAAACGATATTCTCCAAGTGTCATTGCAACATTACTCAATCCTTTTATTTCTTCTTCCATATTAAGATTCTTACTCTCCTCTATGTCAGCCGGTAGCAGCAAGTCCAAATCAATATCCGCAAGATCTGCTTCTGAATTAATCTCATCCAACATCAATTCATTTATCTGCATGAACTCCATTAAACCGTATTCAGTCATTTTCGCATAGTAGGAAGTATAAAGCAGCACCATCTTTGCAGCTTCTTTTTTATCTGCGCACCCGATAAAATTAGCCGGGAGTTTTGCCGGGATATTTACTCCATCCTTAATTAGCAATTCCATTGCCCTCTGCCGATGGACTCCATCAAGTATCCAGATTTTCTTTTTGCTTTCCTGCCAAACATTAAACGGTTGAATAAATCCATTATTGCTAATAGATTTTTTCAGTTTATCCATTGATTCAGTGGAGATCTCCTTGAGGCTATCAGTTTGCAACCACACCAGACCTCTCCAATCAATCAACTCCTGCTTGATGATTTTATTTTTTATTTCACTCATAATTATTCTGTCTCTCCTTCTACTTAAAATGTTATGTTTTTTGAATTTCGTCCTAAATCAGTTCCATTTCACTTCCATTTGCTCGTCCATATTTCTCCCAAAACCTTTTATTTTAGCTCGTAATCAAACAGCAATTATCTAAACGGAATGGAAGTGAGAAATTTTAAACTCATCAGTCGAGAGATTTCGGGGTCGAACCGCACCCTTTACCTGAATTATTGAGAAAGTACCTTTTTTATTTAGAGAGTTTTCTATTGAGTTCATGCATCAATCTTTTCTCAAATGTTTCGATGAATATTTTCTCTAATAAATCAATGATTGTTGATTCTCCATCAACAGGACTGAATAACGATGTAAGTCTCAACCCGAATAGTTCCCGTATCATTGGAACAAGTTTCCCTTTTTTATTCACCGAAAAATCAGTTGATGATCTGATGAATACTCCCGTGTGTCCGCTTCTCATAGTTGCAAGAAAACTTCCTCTTTTCTTATCAGATGATCTGAATAGTTTTCTGTCCCTCTTCGTTACAGTTGCTTTAACACCTTGCTTAAGTCTCGATCCCTTCCTCCTTTTAGATCTCCCCGGTTTACCAATCTGTTTAGCTTGAAACTTATAGAGTTGAACTTCTTCATTGACCACTCTGATTGTAACGGATTCCCTTCCCTTCCGTGCCGGAGAGACTATCCGAATCCTTGTATCCAGATCTTTCTTCTTGAAGTTAAACTTCTCCCTTATCTTTGCTGATGCTGCTGTTAATGCCGTCCTTGCAGCTCTATTCATTGCACTAATTGTTGCTCTCTCAAAGTCCGATGCTTTGAATGTGATCTGCTCATATCTTCTACCAGTAGCCACTACTTCCTCACAATAGTTAAAATTGTTTCCGGTTCAGTTCGCTTCATTATTATTTCGAAGAGTTTGTATTTCAATTTCCAATCCCGGGTACTAAAACCTTTACACTCAACATATTCTTTATGCCCATCTTTATGAAGCACTTCAAAGTCTATGATATAATTGCAAACATGTACGCCATAGATCTCGAGAGAAATTTTCACTTGTCGTTTCCAACTTATTATCATTCCAAGCTTTTGCTTCAGCATTAATCGTGATGCATACTCAGCCTCAAGTTTACTATCATACTTAACACCATTCAGTAATGTCTTCCTCGCATTGTACTTATTAATCTCTCTACTCCGATTGTTCATTTCGAGCTGAGTCAATGATTGTTCCGTCCATCCCTTAAACCGCGACATTAATTTTCCCATTCCTATTTGGACATCTTTCTGAGTGCTTATTGTGTTCAATCGGTTCAAAGAAAACTGTCAATCCCATTTGCAAGCTTTGTCGTTCTTGAATCGATAATGATTCTCTTTCAACCGCTACTATCACATTACTTCGATTCTTGATCGGGAGAAATACAATCTCCTTCGGACAATAGCGGCACTTACGATAATACATTCTGTTTTGCATTTTGTCTTTTCCCTAAATCAATGTTTCTGATTATTTCTGCTATCACTGAATTCCTCTCCGTTTTCTGTTGAGGATTAATTTCGATTATCTGCTTTGGTATTGCACAAGGTTTATACTTCTCCGCATGTTCATTCGGTACATACCTAAGACCGTTAATATCAACAGCCGTATATTTTTTGAAAATATCTCGATTCCCTTTGCTGTGTCTTTCAAGCATTTCGGAATGAGTTAATATCTCAACTCCTTTCCCTGGTTCTGATTCCTCAACAATTTCATCGTTAAAGGTTTTATGCTTCAGATACCTCTCCGGATCTTTCCTAAATGTCTTGTCCGGTTTTGCCAGTACATACCTTGGCAGATGAACTCTAATTTTCTCCTTATCTGCAGCGGATAGTTTTGAAAACTGCTTTTCTGCATTTGGTCTCCCTACTTTTTTATCGTACAATTCCCAAAACTCTTCGAAAGAAAAATCTCCGTGCGGAATATTTTTTATATCTGGTCTATAATGGTCTATATCTGGTATAGGTCGTTCATTTTGAACGATGGTTCGTTCATTTTGAACAATCGATCGTTCATTTTGAACGGCGCATTTTTCTTTTCCGGTGTCATTTTGAGCAGACTCATCAGACCGCCGTTCATTTTGAACGGCGCTTTCTGAATTTTCTATCTCAAGGAATTCCATAAATTTAGGTCCCAATGCATACCATTTAGTGTGATCATATCTCCGAGTATTATAATTCGAGGATTTAATCCATCCATTCTTTTCAAGATCGATCATCCATCTCCGGATTGAGGGTTCGGTCATATATGGATATACTTGCTCAAGTGCTTTTCCTGTATCATACATCCAGAATTCACCATCAAAGAAATTTTTGTTTGTCTTCTTATTGTGGTCAACAAACAAGTGTATTCTGCCAAGTATCAGTGCTTTCTCAATCCCAACTAACTTTGCAAGCTTCACATTAAATGAATGATATTCATTCATCTTTTAACCTTTCTGAATTTGTTTGCATGTGGACAATCAGCAAAGTGACTTACATGTTTTTTCGCGTCGAAGAAATATTTTTTATTTAAATCTTCCCCAGCTTCAAAATCCCGTTTTTCATTCGGAAAGAGTGAGTCAACATTAACCGGCATCTGTTTACCAAGTTTTGTCTTAAGAAATACAATCTCTTTTTCGCAGCTTTTACACTTCATATTAAAACCTTAGCCCCTTTCGTTTTTTATCTACATGAAGATTAACCGAACCATAACCTGCAGCCTTGAATACCTTCTCATACAGCCCGTCCACGAAGCTTAATTGATTCGGAGATAGTCTGACACCCCTCTCAATAAAATTGCTAAATTGACGGGCTGTATTGCAGAGATTAGAGCCATTCCGAAGTTTATCCAAGTACTTCAGATTAGCCATTACAAACTTGATCTGTTCTTTTGCTGTTCGCTGTGCAAGTTGTTGACCGTGTTCAAAATACTTAGGCATCTTCATTTTCCTGGAGTTCTAATTCTTCTTTCTCTTCAAGCTTTGAGATCTCGGTATTTACCAAATCAGTCAGCTCATCCCCGGTCATTATTTCGAGTGCAAGTCTTCTGATTTCTGCTTCGTCCGGTGAGTAATAATTGAGAAAGTGTTCATCCAGATAGTAGGCACTCCATATTTCCAAAAGTTTTGTAGAATCGGGTAATAGTGATTCAATATCCGCATCCGATTCAATCTTATACTTTTCAGCTATATCACCATTCCAGTAAATGTTCATTGCATCTTTCTCAATGATACCGATCAATCCCTTACTTAACTTGTTCTCATTCGCAATATGTTCAGCAAGTTTGTAGACTAAATTCCGGTTGACAATATTCCCGGCTTCCCTTCTTCTTGACTTCAATTTGAGCAATGCTCTCATTTCTGCTGTTTCCGGACTTTCATCTTCATCCTCCACATTTATCTCCGTTTCATTTTCTCCGGTTTCATCATCGAACTCAACAGCTACTCGGCTCACAAAGAATACTTTTCCGAGTATTCCCTCATCATACTCCGGAGCTTCTGTAACAATTACTCTCACCGGATCTACAAGACCTTCACTATCATTATTTAAGCTATATCTCGTAACTCCCGGGAGTGTTTCATCTTTCGGATTATAAGCCGTACTAACCGGAATCAATTCAGAATCATCTTTACATGCTTTTTCGATATGAAGTTGAACCTTCTCATCATAACATGACTTGTCTGTGCATAGGTTCGCATCCATATCATCGAATAAATGAATATTTACTCCCGTCCGTTTTATGCAGTAGGTACAACTCCCAGCTTTAGGTGATAAGTCTGCATCGTCGGTATCGAATGGACACTTGGTTAAATTCAAGTAACGATTTTCAATTGCATATTTGACCTGCACAATGTTCGAACCTTTAGCTGTTTTGTATATCCCCGGTTGTTCCTCTTTAGGAAGTCTGCTTATCATCAGCGCAACCGTGAAATTGATTTCATCTTTAAGGAATGCTTCACCTATCTCCTCGGTAAGATTTAATAACTGAAGTCGTTTGGTTACATATCCGAGACTTTTACCGAGTTTACCGGCAATCTTTTCTTTGGTATATTTTCCTTTTTTCATCAAAGCATCGAAACTCTGAGCTTCATAGAATGGGTGAATATCTACTCTCTGCAGATTTTCGATAATCTGAATCTCCATTACCTGTTGATCTGTTAACTTCTTAACAAATGTTGGTACTATTTCTAATCCGGCTTTTAATGCGGCTCTATATCTCCTCTCCCCGGAAACAATCTCATAACCTTCCTCTAATTGCCGAACTGTTATGGGATTAATTATACCTACAGCTTTGATTGATTCTGCGAGCTCTTTCAGTTCCTCTTCATTGAGAACTTTTCTTGGGTTCGTTAAGGAAATCTTTAAGTCGTGTATTGACACATAGAGTAACGAAAATTCGTTTTTTTGTTTGGTTTTCATTGTAAATCCTTTTTTTATAATTATTAATTAACTACCGGTTCAATCCAGTATTCAGCTACTTTTTTACCATTCACTTTTGTAAGTCTTCTTTTAACATCATACCCTTTCCGCTTCAAATCCCATATTCTGGCTCCCAGTCGAAAAGACCCGAATTTATTCAGAGCTTCTAACGGTGTTAATCTTCCCCCTTGAAGCATGTATTCAAGAATATGATTTGCTTGACTTCTTGCTTTAGAGCTTGTATCCCGACCATTTATTATATCACTCATTTCAACTCCTTTAGTTTATAATGCTAATCTGTATTGTCCGCAATCCTCAAGAATTGGGTCCGGAACAATCATTTGAATTTTCTCTTCATGCAGATTTTCATCGGGGGTGCAAATCAACATATCTGACATTTCAGTTAGTGCCATCCTTAAAGAGAATTTGTTTATGAAGTAAACCGGGGTAAATAACTCTTGAAATATTTTCATTCTGAGAGTATCTCCGTGAATAACTTTAGCGGCAATTCCGTAAAGACTTATCTGGATATATGCCATGTAGAAGCACAATTCATCAATGTCCATTAATTCAGCATACATATTCATTGATGGATTATATCCATTATCAAGAAGTACTTCTCTTACAGCTATTATCATTCCCCCAGCTCCACATGCCGGCTCACAAACTTTGATAAAACCCCTTTTTTCAATTATTTCATTGTGCCCGGAGATCTGCATTTTAGCACAAAGTAGAGAGATCGGATAGGGTGTAAAAAACTGTCCTCTTCGGTCGTTTCCCAGCCCATTAATTTCAAAAAAGTTTCCGAGAAAATCTTGATGCTCTGATTCCAGTGCTTCTACAAGAATATCGAAGCATTCCTGATATGCTGTAAGTTTCTCCTTATCCTCAATCAGTTTAATCGATGCAAGTTGTTCTTTTGCAAATTGAGGATAAAAGACTGATGCTAAAGAGTATGCTGAAACTTTGCAGAATTCATAGAATTTTTCATAAGTCCGTCTTGAGTAATCAAAACTTTCTAATGCTTTACCGAATCTTTTATGATGATTACTCGGAATCATTGCAGCTCTCCCTTCCATCCGTCTTTCCGGAGTGAGTTTTAATAGCCTCAATGCTTCTAAGTAATTGCTTGCAAAATCCGTGGGAGGTTATCCGTCCGTTAAAAAGAATATGCCCTTCTTTGCTTATCAGAAAAGTATCCGACTCAGCTTCGTAATAAATATCAGTATTTCCGTTTCTGAATCTGATTCCGTATTCTGTTTCTTCAGCCGGTTCAAACCCGTATACCGGAAGGTCATTAGCTTCAAAGTTTAATGATATTGTTTTCATCTCATCTCCATCCTTAACGAGCAGTACGGAGTTGAGATCACAAAAAACCGTGTATTCGCTTTTAATTTCGAAGCCACAGTCATTAAGCCACTCTCCTTGAAGTCTAATGAACGGTTTTGTTTCATTTCCGTTCCCGATATAACTGACTCGATGTACCGAGCCATTTTTTTTTATCCATGTCGTTCCTCACATGTTTTGTTAATAAGTGATTTGTTAGTTTTTTGAATCTCTGTTATTTATACCTAATTTTTAGTCATCACATTTAATTATTAAGAGGTTTATATGCCCGAACATGATAGAGCACTTTACAGTGTAATGAGAGATATAGCACTTCAAGAAGCTGAATTAGATTTTGTTCTAATGGTTTTCGGTGACACTCTTGCTGAACGCCAAAATTATAAAGTGCATAAAGGTCTTGATGCAATTCACATTTACTTGATTGAAAAATATCATTGGACTTTATCATACGTTCGCTCCTTAAAACTTGAAGACATTAGATTTCTTCTGACTGAAGAAATGCAAGCCTGGACTTTGCCTCAAGAAGCTCTTTTTCCAAAGGATTAGTCTTTCGCTCTGCTTCCATTTTTAATAATTTAGCTTTGCACAAAAGTTGGCGTTGCTTTAACTCTTTGAGTGATTCACTGGTCACTACCTCAGATTTACGTTCTTTCCGGCTTGCAAAAATTTTGCTCAACCATCTGAATTTTTTCATACTATCTCTTTTCCTTTTATCTCCCTGAGCACATCTTCACAAATGCTTATCAGCTGTTCGATGAACTGAATATCTACAGCCTTATGTACATTGAAAATTGCTGTGCACGGTTCTGTATCATTCTTAGCAAATTCAATATCAATTTTCTTTTTAGCCTTATTCTCCAGTATTGGAATAGTAAACTTTCTTCCTTCACTTCGCTTAATGATTTCAGCAAAAGATGAATCAAGTTTTGCAGTTACCTTGCGGAATAATCCGGCTTGTTCAATTTTGTAAATCATGCGGCTTCCTCTTCCGTTAAATATTTCTTCTTGAAACTTTCCTCCCGGTTAAGTGTTACTCTAAGTCGGTCCTTCTCAATGTAGAGAGCTTGATATTGTGCCCGGATTTCCTTCATCTCATCTTCCCGCTTTATAAGCTCCTCGGCAAGTATGTTCTTTTCCTTGTAGATCTCCTGGTTATCCAAAGCCTTGAAAAGAAGCTTTGCGAGATGTTCATTCTGGATTAGGTTTCCCTTCATCTTTCCGATTTGATAAAATCCGAATGATGATAATACTCCCGTCACCGCCACTCCGATAAGTGTAACCAATTCACTCATCACTATTCCCTTTCTCTATGATTTTTTTATTTGATTTAGCTTCATCTTCCAATTTCCAACCATGATATTTATACCCCACGTAAACACCGATCAGATAATAGGCTACAATCAGTGTCATTATTAGAGTCACTTTTATGAGCATATATTCCCCTTATCATCAATCAATGCGAGATCTCGTTTGTATTTCCCGGGGATATACTTCACATAAGTTTTGTCTTCCATATAGCTTGATATTTCAGACTGCCGGATCATCTTTCTCCCATCTTCGAGGAGTACAAATCGAATCAATCCCGTATCGATGTAGTTAGTAACAAACTTTGCATAATTCATTCGCATCAGTGATGATGCTTCTTTAATCGTGAATAAATAATTTTCAGATGCTCTTAATTCAGCTTTCATAGGTTTAACTCCTTATCCCTCAACTATCTTTTCAATTCGTTCAAGTTCATTCATATAATCAGATTTCATTTTCTCAATTACATCGAGCAGACGTTTCCTCTCTCTAAAATCGAGCACGTTATCTTTGGTGAACTTCTGAACATTGTTATTGAGTATCTGAATACTATTCCCGATCATTGAATTAATTAACAGCGTTTGGTCAAGCAAATCCTGGCATCGTTCATCTTTGGAGTTGTATCCCTCTTTTTTGAAGATTGTCATTATCCTATTATGAAGGTCTGCCGAATAATTCTTTGCAGTATTTAACTGATAGTTTAGGTCTGCTCTGCTTAAACCAAGTTTGTTGGCGAGCCATGTTTGGTTGCGGTCTGATTCAAATAAAATTCTTTTAACTTCTTCCTGAGGTGTCATTGTCAAAATTCCTTTTCACTTTCTGAATTTTCGGTTTTACAATTACAAGAATGTTGGTTATTACCATTCTTATGTTTACGGGTGTGAATTCTGTCTATATCAATAAAATCTGCGTGAAGCAGAACATCATTAATAAAATCGGAGAGTTTCATGTTGAGTGCTGCGGCAAATGACATTGCGTTTTTTAGGTTTACTTCATTCAATTTTACTAACTCGTGCAGTTCGGTAATTTCGTTTAATTCCCTTGTATCTTCGTTGATCTCGTATGCTAATTGCTCAACTAAATAGTTTACGAGACTTTCCGGAGTTATGGAAAGCTCAGCAGCTATCTTTGTTGTGGCAAGATAATTGGCGTCTGATAATTTTATTGAAGTTTCCATTTATGCCACTTCCTTTCCAACTCGTTGGTCTGTTAATATGTACTTTGAGCAGTCTCCAAACTGTACTTCAATTTTGCGGAGAAAGGATGGCTTGATTGTTCCTCGATTGCACATAATATAAACGGTAGGATTTGGAACATTTAATAATTTGCTTAAATCGAATTTTGTTAGCCGGAGTTCAAATAAAAATAATTTGAAATCAAACGGTATCATTATATATCCTCTTGGTTTAACTAAATTTATCTAAATATTGGTTGCTAATATATCGCTTTATGTGTTAATGTCAAGAGCTTTTTAGAATTATTTTAATATTATTTCTTAGATATATTTAGAATGGCTTAATATGTTTCATATTATGAATTGGCAAGAGTTTATAGATACCCTACTTAGAGACTTTAGAATGAGTAGTCTTGAACTTGAGCAGAAAACTTCTGTTTCAAATGCGAGCATTTCACAACTCCGCACTGGTAAGACAAAAAAACCAAATCAGTTTACTATAAAAAATCTCGAAAAAGGTCTTGGTATTAGGATAAACGACCGTGATCCAGATAAAATAACCTATACAAAACTTTCTGAAAAAGAACTCGAACCTGGTCACGAATTCAAAGACACAATACCGGCATACAAATATCCCCTCTTGGGTGTTGTTTACGCCGGAGAACCTGATCTACTCGATCACGAGTTGACAGATGAATATGAATATTTCCCCTACCGTAAAAACAGTAATAGATGCTTTTCACTTAGAGTAAATGGTAAAAGTATGGAAACAACTGTTCAAGATGGAGCAGTTGTTTTAGCCGATATGGATGCTCAACTTACGGATGGTTGTCTTGTTGCAGTAAAACTTAAAAACGGAACTCAATACATCAAACGATATTATAACCTTAATTATGTTTTTGTAAAGCTCAGCAGCGACAACCCGGAATATGGTGTAAGGCTAATTGACAAATCCGACATACTCGTATGTTATAGAATCGTGATGATAAATTTACCTTTATAGATAAATCATTTTCTGAGGTGAGATGCAAGATTACAGAACTGTTCCAACCAGTAGAATTAACAGCCACAGGGTAAATCCACAGCCTGAAGAGATTAAAGAATTTCGTTTAAAAGTTACTCCCAAACTTGTAAGGGGAATTGGTGTAATTAAACCCGGTGATATTATCCAGATCACCTATAATTTCCCGATACAAAAAGGAAAATTCTGTCTCGTTTCATATTGCGAAAATCAATGGATAGAAATCTACAGCGGTTACAAAAAGAAAGATCATCAATATTACGCTATCACCAAAATTGTGATGATGGGATAGCTTTATAGCGAATTAATTAACTTCTATTTGGAGGAATCTGTGAAAAGTGAGAATGTTAAGACTGGAGCCGGTATTATTTTATTTCTAATAATTTTCATAAGCCTATTTAAGTCGTGTTTTTCTGATAGTTCACAGAAAGAAACCGTCACTTTAAGGTCTGACCAAATAGAGACTATAGAGCAAATGAAAAGTCAAGGTTTTATTACAATTGAAGAAGACATAAATAGAGTTTATGTGGCTCCCCTTTTGTGGTTACAAATGGATGCAAAATTAAAGGGAGATTTTTCAGCATCACTTGCTGTTTATTGTGCGAACAAAAGAAATAATAACCTCTATTGGGTTGAAATCTATGATAAACAATCCGGGAAAAAATTAGCTAAATACAGTCAGAGTTGGGGTTTCGATGTTTACTGATTTTTGTATAAACCAATTTTTTAAGCCCACACCTTCGATTTCGATTATTCACCGCTTTTTAAACTTAATACTTATAATTTTAAGTATTCTTTCTGAAACCTCATACAGTAATAACCAGAATTACACAACCGTTGGTGCTGATAGCTCGATAGTTTCACCTCATAATTTATTCGATATTTATATAAGTGAGAAAAATTTCTGGGGTATGTCTTTATCCTACACAGTTGATAAAGATTTTTTATTGAGTATAGCATTTGCACAGGAGCGCGGAGTTCAAACAAACCCGCCGGGGACAGAGTTTGATACCCCTTTTTCTTGGTGGTCAAGAATCGAGGATTATAACTCTCGA